TGTTCACCACCCGGTCGCCGTTCACGTCGCCGACGCACGGGTGCGGCCACCAGCCCAAAACCAGCGCGAGAATCCAACCCAACACGTTCCACCTCCGGGAATGACTCTAGCGAACCCGCAGCCCGCTGCGTGAAATCAGCCCTAAATCGACACTGATTGTCCGACGAGCCCGTCCAGCCGCGCAGCGATGCCAGCAGCCTGCACCTTCCGCTGGAGCTTCGCCGTCACGAGCGCGCGGAACTGGGCGAGGTTCGCCACCGCCGCCAGTTCGGCATCGGTTACCCGGATTGTGTACGTGCCGAGCGGGCCAACGAAGCCCATCTGCACGCCGTCATCCGTCACTACGTACCAGTCGAAGGTCAGGTTCATACCACGTTCCCCTGCGCGATCGCGGTCAGCTTCACGTTGTGGTTCGCGGCGCCGAGGTCCGTTGCGATGCGGCAGGAAACGCGCGCATTGGCCGCCACCGGGATGGCGAACGAACCCGCCCGCCAGTTGGAGGCCGCCAGCAGGTCAAACGTGCCGATGATGGATTCGGCCCCGATGGCACCCGTGGCCAGCTGCACCTGGATGTAGGCCGGCGAGCCCGAGGGCACCACCGAGAGGCCCATCAGATACGTGTCCGATGCCACCGCGGGGCTGGCCCGAATGCCGACCGTGAAGGCGGCCCACGCCTGCGAGGTGTTCGTGAACGTGCCCGGGTCTTCTGTGTGGGAGTTGACCGTGTCCAGGTACGCAGTCGCGATCGCCGTCGAGCTGCTGGTGGCCGTCGCGGTGAATCCGGAGTACCCGGCCGGCCCACCCGTCGCAACGGTCGTGCTCGGGAGCATTAGCGCCGCGATCGTCGCGTGGCGCCCGGTCTGCGTGAACGTCACGATGTCGGGGTTGCCGTTGGTGCTCGTCGCTGTCGCGCCAGTTGAGAAGTCGGGAGTCCCTTCGTAGGTGCCCGTCGCGACCTTGAAAACGTGAGCAACGTCCTGGGCGACGGCGGTCGTGCTGAAATCGACCGAGCCGCCTGACTCCGAGCCGTCCGCGACCTTGTAGAAACAAAACAGCGACGGCACGCCGTTCGTCAGGCTCTTGCCCAGCGTCCACCCGGCCGGGGTGTTGTGGTTCGCGGCCGGCAGATTCGACGCGATGATTACCACGAGCAGGTCACCCGCCACGCACGACGGCATCGTGGTGGGATGGCTCGTCACTGTGCCCGAACCGGCCCCCGAAACCGTGGGCCCCGTGATGGTCGGCTTGTCCCGGGCTATCCCCGCCCAGCTCCCGTACGTGTTCGCCGCGCCCGCGCGGACCACGCCGCCGGTGCCAGGTCCGGCCGGGATGAGGAACTGGCCCGTCCCGCTTGACTTGTTCATCCCGCCACCTCCCGGGGCCGCGAGCGCCCGCCAGCGCTGCGATGCGCTGTTGTACTGGAGAATCACCCCCGCGTCCGCGCCCAGCGCGATGTCGCCCGTGAGCGCGAACCGGTTCGCCGCCGAGCTGCTTGCCGACTCGTCTTTCAGCGTGATGGTGAAGCTGCCCACGTTCTGGATGAACAGCAGCGTGCCGTCCGCGACGCTCGTCGCGAGGATGCCCGTGATGTCCCTCGCCGCGTCCGAACTGATGGCGAACGCCGCGCCCGTCTTCGCGCCGATGTCGTAATCGTTCTGGTTCGAGGTGATCTGCGCCTTCGCCGTCGCGCCCTGCGCCAGGGCCCCGAGGATCTTCACCAGCGCGGTGTTGTCAGCCTTTGCCTTCACGTCGAAGCCAGCGACGAGCGTCGCGGCGAGGTTCTGCGCGCGCAGCGTCGCGTCGGCCTGGCTGGTGGTCGTCTTGTTCTGGTGCGCACCGAAGCCGGCGATGCCCCATGTGCCCGCCGCGCCGTGCGACGTCTCGACCGACTCCGTCAGCGGGTTGCCGTTCGGAATCTTCGCCGCCAGCCCCTGCAGGAACGCCTGCACGGTGGGCGTCCCGCCGGTGGGGAACGGATCCCCGCCCGTCCCAGCGAACATCGACGCCGGGATAGCACCATCCACGAAGTCGCTTTCGCCGTGCCAGATGATCGAGCCGGAGCGGCGCGGCGGGTAGGTCTCTGAGGCGTACGAGAGGTCGAGGATGTTGATGACGCCGTCTGCGATGAGGTCGATGTCTTCGTTGCCCACCGGTACGCCGCCGTAGTTCCCGCTGATGGCTTCGAACGGGTACTGCCCGCTCAGCCGGCGCGCCTGCAGCCCGTACTTGTCCGCCCGCAGCGCCGCGCTCGCCAGCATGATGAACGGCGACGGCACCGATTGCAGCGTGCTCACCTGCTCCAAGAGCTGCACCGAGCGGTTCCCATCGTCGTCCACCTGCCGCGGGATGTTGCTCAGCACGAAATCCCACACGTCCGTCGAGCCGGCCCAGCTGCGCCGGTAGCTCATGATGTACAGCGACTGGTCGATTTCCTTCCACAGCCGGCCGCCGCTGGCGTCCTGGACCACGCCCCGGTACACAACGCGCACCTTGTCGCCTACGCTGAACACCGGCACGCCGTCGCTCGTCAGGTGCTTCATGCCCAGCACGCGCACCGCATAGCTCGTTTGCGGGGTGGAATGCCGCGCCAGCCAGGTGGCCGCCCGGTCGTACATCGTGTTCGCCGCGCCCTGGAAGTCCGTCGCGCTCAGACCCAGCGCCGCCGCATCCTTCAGGTAGAGCACCTTCGTGCGCACGCCGTAGGTGGCCTGCGCACTGTAGTCCTCCATCGAATACTGCGTCTCGCTGTCGGGCCCGGTGAAGCTGACGATGGGGTAGGGCGCCGTGCGCGTGGCGTAGCGCAGGTTCATCGCCGGCACCGCCCCCGCGATGCCCTGGTTCACGCCGAGCGGGATCACGCGCGTCCACACGTCTTCGCTGCTGGCAATCTCCGCGATGTCCGCAATCGCGAACACGTTCTCGCTGGCGCCGAGCGCGGCCGTCATCTGCTGCGCATTCTGGAAGCGAAGCCCGCGCGGGTTCGCGCCGAAAGAGCCGACGTCGATCTCGGCGTTGATGGCGTCTTCCCGAAGCAGCAACGCGAATGTCTCGGCCACGCGCACCAGCGCGCCCCAGACCGAAATCCCGTCCATCCGCTGGGCTTCGAGCACGGTCAGCGGTTCGTCAATCGCGCCCGAAGTGAACCCCGCCGTAACCTGGCTGCTCGCCAGCGTGAGCAGCCGGTCGACCGCGGCGCGCAGCGTGGAGTTCGAGAACTGGAGCCCCGCGAGCGTGTTTGCCCAGACCAGCCTCCGGCCGATGCTCGCGCCCGTGACGCGCAGCACCTTCCGGTCATCGTCCCCCACCATCGTGTTGAACTTGTCGACGATGCCGCGGAACACCAGGCCCTCGTCACCGCGCGTGATGCGCAGTTCGTAGCCGTGCCCGATGAGCATCGAGCGCGTGTCTTCCGCCGGGATGTCCAGCGCGAACGCGCCGATTTCACCCAGGCCCTGCTCGTAGCTCGCCGCGTGCACCGAGGTGATAGGCCCCGGCCCCACCAGCTGCCCGGTGGGCGTGTAGACGTCGACGCGCACGCTCCGGTCTGCCATCGGTTACAGCAGCTCCAGCGTGTAGCCGTCCATCACGGTTTCGACTGCCACGTTCGAAACGGACATCGTGCACTGGACGAGCAGGATCCGGTCGGCCGCGTCCGAGTCGACCGTGCCGCCGGTGTAGTTGAAGTCCGCGTTGACGTCCGCCACCGTCGCGAAGTCGCCGGCGGTGCCCGTGGCAGGCGCGTTCTTCGCGCCCGGCGACTGGAAGCGCAGGTGCCCATCGATGCGCTGCAGCGCGTTGCCCACCGCGTACAGGTCGAACTCGAGGTCCCACGAGCCGCGGTCCGCGTCCGCCGTCGTGGCGGCTGTCGCGTCGGCGATGAAGGTGACGCCGCCGTAGCTGATGGTGAACGTCCACGTCGGCGCGCCGGAGTTGGAGAGGTAGTTGCCGCCCATCCTCATTCGCAGCACCCGGCCCGCGAGGAACAGGCCGTTCGGGATGGTGACCGAGGCCAGCGTGAAGATGGTCGCCAGCGTGTTCTGTGTCACCGGCGTGGTGCTCTTCGCGATGACGATCGGGCCCTGCAGCCGCATGAACCGCCAATCGATGATCTGCGTGGTCGCGATGGCCGTGTCCAGCGCCGGCACGTACACACACGCCAGCACGACGTCGTTCGCGGTCCTCGCCGGCGGTTTCGGGGCCGCGGCCGCGGTGCCCGTGCGTACCTGCTTCGTGCCCGTGGAGTCCACGACGATGAGGTCCAGCCGCGGCAGCGTCGCGTGCGCCGCGCTGATCGTGACCGTGCCCGCCGTCACTGGCTTCAGCACGCCGTTCGTGAGCACCGCGCCCTTCGCCACGCTCGGGGTCATGCTCGCGCCGCCGGTTATCGTGCAGCCGCTGAGCACGCAGTTCAGCCCGCTGATGCCGTCCGACATCGCCTCGATGAATTCCTTGAAGACGATCGACTGGATGTCGCTGTCGCCGGTGCCCTTGTCAGGTAGCGTTGCCATCGGTCACTCCCATGCCGGGTAAAACTCGTGGTAGCGCGTGTACGCCGCCGTGCCGTCCACCTGGATGACGATGGTGTTGTTCCCAGGCTTCAAGGTGATGAACCCGCTCTGCTTCGAACCCAGCTGCGCCGACGGGTATGCGTCCACGTACACCCCCGGCCCGCCCACGCCCGCCTCGCCGGTGAAGCTGGTGCTGTCGCCAACCACCAGCCCCGGGTCCGGGAGCAGCTTCACGCTCAGGTCGCTGTTGTCGATTCGCAGGACCGCCCCGCTCCAGCGCGCCGAGTTGTTCCAGCGGATGATTTCGCCCGTCGTGACGTTCGTGATGATGACGTTCGAAAAGCCCACCGCGCCGGTCGCGGTGAGCTGGAGCACGAACCCCGTTTTCACGTAGGCGTTGCCCGTGTTGTTGATGACGAACGATTCGTAGTTCGCGCTCACCGCGCTGGAGGCGCTCACCAGCGACGTGTCGAACCAGTCACTGAAGCGCAAAAAGCGGAGGACGTACGGGATGTTGTAGAGCGAGTTCGGGTCCGCCTGGTAGGCCGGCCGCGCCGCCAGTTTCGCGTAGCACCAGCGACGCGAGCCCGCGTTGTCGATCACGAACAGCTTGCCCAGGCCGATGCTCGCCAGCTTGCTGGCCAGCGCGTCGAACTGGCTGTCCGCGTTGCTCCCGCTCGAACCCCAGATCATGCCGCGCACTTCTTCCGTGCCGACTTCCTTCGCCCACCGGCCATAGCCCGCGTAATCGTGCCCGTAGTCCGCGCCGGCGGCTGGCGCCCACGCTTCGCGGTAGCTCTGGCTCGGCGTGTAGACCACGTTCGAATCCGGGAACGCCTGGCTCACGCTCGCGTCGGTGGCTTCGAACTTCTCGGCGTAACGGACGACGTCGACCATCAGGCCGCCCCCGCCGCCCGCAGCGCGTTCGTCAGCGTGCGGTTCGCCGACGCCTGGTCGGTCATGTTCGCGTTCTGGATGTTGATGACCACCGGCCGCGCGCCGACGAACCCGAAGTTCGGGTCCTGCTTCATCGCGTAGATGTCATCCGCGGTGAGCGTCACGCCCCGCGGGTCCCGGTAGTTGACCGACGGGTTGCCCATCCCGCCGGGCGAGGAAACGGGCCCGATGGGGATGCCGTCGATGCTCGCGCCGCTGGGGAGCAGCTTCGCCGCAGCGGCGGCTTTGGCCGTGGCGGTTTTCGCCTTGATGGCGATGTCATCGGTGAGCGCCGTCAGAGTGGTGGCCAGCTGGCTGCCGGCGGCGTCTTCGATTCCCTTCGAGAGGCCGGCGATGATCACACGCCCCGTTTCGTACAGGAGCCGAGCGTCCTTATCGGCCGGGCCCTTCCAGGCCGGGATCTTGGCGGTCACGGCGTTGAGGGCGCCCTGGAGCACGTCGCCAGCTGCGTCGGTGATTCCGCGAGCGAGGCCGCGGATGATGTCCCAGCCAACCCCGACCAGCCAGTCCGCGGCGTTGCCAAGCGCGGCGAAGGCCTTGTCTTTCGCCTCCCAGATCCCGTCGCGAATGGCCGTCCACGTGTCCCCGAGCGCATCGCCGATGCCGCTCGCAATGCTGCTGCCGAGTTTCTTTGCAGCTTCCACCGCCAGCGGGATAGCCGCGCGGATGGCTCCCTCGACCGCTGCCAGGTCGTCTTTGAACAGCTGGATGAAGTCGCCGACGATCTTCTTCGCCTGGTCCCAGGCGCGGCCCCAGTCCCCCGAGATGATGGCGAGAATGAGCGAGACCGTGTCGCCGAGGATCGTCGCGACGTTCTTGATGTGGTTCCCGATGCCCTCGAGGATCGGGATGATCACCGGCGACAGTTTCTCCCACGCGGCCTGCAGACTCTCGAGCGCCGGCTTGATGTTCGTTTCCCAGTACGTCTTCACGTCCTGGGCGAACTTCTGGATCTTCGGCCCGGCCACATCCGCGAAGTTCTCCACCGCCGGCAGGGCCTTCGTCAGCATGAAGTTCGCGAAGGCCGTGAACGCCGGCAGCAATGCCGTCCCGAGCTGTTCCTTCAATTCGCTCATCCGGATCTTCGCTTGCTCGAACTGCCCCGCCGTGCTCTTGGCGTAGGTCTCCGACTGCCCCGCGAACTTCGCCTGAACCGCAGCGAGCGCTTCCGCTTCCGATGCGCCGTCCTGGATGGTGATGCCCATCCGCTTGAACGCCTGCACGTTCTCGTCGGTGACTTTGCCGACCATCCGGCTCGCTGCCTCGAGCGAGATGCCCGCGCCGCGGCTGAGGTCCATCGCGAGCGACTGGCGCCGAAGCGCTTCGTCCGTGTCGCTAGTAGCCGCCAGCAGCTGCTGGAAGCTGTCGCGCACGTCGTCATCGCTGAACTCGAGCTTTTGCCCCGCGTCGATGCGGTCGTTGACCTTCTTCAGGTTCTCATCGAACGAACCGCTGCTGTTGCGCAGCGCCTGCTCCAGCCGAGCGGTGGCCGCCGCGTCTTCCGCCGCCGCCTTCCCGGCATCGATGAGGAACCCGCCGATTTGCTGAACCGCACCGGCCGCGACGATGCCGCCGGCAACCTCCGCGACACCGCCCAGGGCGCCCTTCGCCCCGCTGATTTTCGCGGAGAACCCGTCGCTCGATTGGCCCACCTTGTCGAAGGCGTCCTGGACGGGCTTCGGGTTGCCGATGAAGGTGATTTCGAGCGTTCGGCTGACCATCGCAGCCCCAAACGTGGGGCGCGCGCCGTGCTAACGATTCGCCTCAACCGCCCCTTTGATGAACCCGGCGAGCAGCGTGAAGTCCGCGAAACTCAGCGCGCGGATTTCCGCCGGGGTGTACCCGTAGAACTTGGCGAAGGCCGGGATCCAGCGTTCGAACCGGCTGGCCCGGCCCCGGCCGGGGGGCCGCCGTACTCCAGCTCGCTGAACTTCACCCGCCGCGCATCCTCGAGCGTGAACTCAGGGTTGCGACGCCGCTCCGTGATCCAGATGAGCGGGGCGAGCGCCTTCGTCGGCATGTTCCCCGGCCCGATCGCCGTGATGTCGATGCCGCAGGCCGCTTCGAAGTCCTCGATATCGCCCACCGTCAGCTCGTCAAAATCCAGTGTCAGCTTCACTCCGGGAACACCTCGTCGAATATCTCGTTCCAGTCCTTCTCCGCGCTCTCACGCGCCCGGCGCACTTCCGGGTACACCACGTACCCCTCGCGCCCACGGTGCACCGGGAATTGCCGCGTCCGCGGCCGCGCGCCGCCGCCGAATTCGTGCCCGAAGAACGCCGGCGCTTTCGCTCCACCCGCGATGACTTTCGCCTGCTGCCCACTTGCTGAAGCGCGAATCGAATCCCGCGAGCTCCCCACGCTCCCACGCCCCGGGCGCCGCGGCTGGTCGCCGCTGCGCTGCCGCCCCGGCACCGTCCGGTAGAAGTTCGAGCGCGCGCGGTCCGCCACACGCTGCACGAGCTGTTTGTTCACGTCCTGGAGCTTCTTCGCCATCTCCGGGCCCGCGCGCTTCATCTCCGCGTTGAGCTCGCGCAGGCCCTTCACTTCCGTGATCTGGCTGAAGTCCTTGACGCGCTCCGACGCCATCAGCTCACCGTGTCGCTGGTGACGTACGCGACCGTGATGATGGGGTTGCTGCCGTTGTACAGCCCCCGGAACGGCCGCGGCATCATCACGATCCCCTCGTCCGCGACGTTCGGCGTCTCCCCGGTGTACTCGATCGCCGGAATGGTGATGGTCAGCGAGTACGGCACCGCCGTGGTCGGGATGACCGTCGCGAGCGTGAACGTGAGCACCAGCTGCGCCTGCGTGCCGGCGAGCCAGGCCGCGTACGCCGTCAGGTCCTCGAATTCGCAGACGAGGTTGCCCGTCAGGTAGTCCTCGAGGCCGCGCGCCAGCGGTTCCTTCTTCGTGTTCGTCAGCCCGCGCCGGTCTGTCACCAGGCCGTTGTTGCCCTTGATGCTCGCTTCTTTCACGAACGTGGTGGTGCCGCCGATGGTGAGCGCGCCTTCGCTGAAGATGAACATCTCCTGCGTGGCCGGGTAGCTCGCGCTCGCCAGGGCCGTGGCCGTCAGCACGTTCTCGAAATCGAACGTGGGGATGAAGTGCAGCGGCTGGTCCACCGCGCACTTGAATTCCCACTCGGTGACCTTCCCGCCTTCGTACGTGAACGGCCGCACCGTGCCGCCGATGTCCGGCCGGCCAACCTGGAACGTCAGGCTCTTGCCCTGGAGGGCGAGCGCGTCCGGGATGATCGTGTGCGTCTTGTTCGCGCCCGCGCCGGAAATCGTGTTCTGGCCGATGGCGTGCTCCATCAGCAACCCGAAGCCCTTGTTCAGGACGATGAAGTCCACCGGGCCGCCAGCGCCGCGCAGCACCGTCTTCACCCGGTCGTTGCGCAGGAACCGGCCCGCGCCGATCTGCTTCCCGGTCACTTTGAAGATGTCGTGCTTGATGCCCTCGGAGACGAACTCCCAGAACCGGTCCACCGTGACGGGCGTCCCGTAGACCGATTCGGCTTTGGCGCCGACCTGCGCGCTAATGCCCGTTGCGATGACCATCGCCTGTTACCCCGCTGGTGTGATGGCCTCAGTCTTTCGCCCGGCCTTCGCTGGCGATTCGTGCCAGATGTCGCCCTGCTCGAGCAGCTTCACGGCCAGCTCGTCCGGGCATTCCGCCGGCTCGCCGTTCCTGACGGTGAACCACTTCGGCGTGCCGTTTTCGACGTACGGCACTTCCACTTCGTCGAACCCGCCCACGTACACAATCCGCATTTCAGCTGCTCCTCAGGTCTTTCTTGCAGAGCACATCGAAGTCGATCTGGGCCCACCGGCCCTCTTCGTTCGCGCCCTGGTCTAGCGGGTAGCGTGAGAGTTCGCTGACCTTCGTGGTTCCGCCGATGCTCGGGTCGGTGCGCAGGTAGTCTTCGATTTCGCCGAGCAGCTCGAACGCCCGGGCACGCACGTCACGGATAACCGATTCGCCCTTGCCCGCACGAAACACCCAGATGGCGCCGTGCAGCGTGTACTCCTCGTCCCTTCGCCGGTTGCCCAGCATCCCCCACGACTGCTCCGCGTTCGGGACGTCGAAAAGCTGGATGCTTTCGAACCGCGCTGTGTCGCTGCCGAGCGGCGCGCTCGCGACCTGGACGCCGCCGCTGATGATGTTCGCCCGCGCCAGCAACCCGTCCACGAACGCGTTCATCGCCGCGTGGATCGTGCTCGTGACCGTGGACATCAGCCGATCCCCGGGATGCGGTTGCGCGCCTGGTAGTCCCGCAGCACGCGGTCAACCTCCGGGATGCCGAACCAGCTGCCGCGTTCGCCCGGCACCGCCAGCCGGAAGGTGCCGAGTTCGTCCACCTGGCTGATGGCGTTGCGCGGGACGTTCGATCCCGCGAGGTAGTTGCGCGCCACCCACATCGCCGCGCGCTTCACTTCGAACGGGACCGGCTGGTAGCCGTACACGTAGTCCACGCGGATGTTCCGGTTTCCAGAGGTCCACGCGCCGAGGCTGTCGCGGATCACGCGGCCGTTCGGTGACACCAGCAGGTCCGCCAGTTCGCCCGCCGTCAGGTCAGTCCACGTGGTGCTGCCGGCTGTCCGGATGGCCGCGGCGAGGACGCTCTGCACCTGCATGTCCCGCAGCCAGAGCGTGGCGCAGCCGTCGCCGTCGAAGTAATCCCGCTTGAAACGGGCGCCGAACGCGACGTGGCAGATCTGCTCGAACGACTCGCGCACGAGTTCGTGCATCTGCTGGATGGCGTTGTCGGTGTAGCTCGTGGCGCTCGATACCGCGTTGCTGTCGAAGGCGCGCAGCTCGGCCTCGGTGAACAGCAGGTCGCCGATGACCTCGTGCTGCGTGACGAACGTCTGGGAGTTGCCGCCGACGGTGAGCGTCCAGGTGGCGGTGAGTATCTTCACTTCCGCCGTCTGCGCGTCATCGACGCTGGCGGTCACGCGCCCACTGCTCGAACCGACGATCGCCGCCGCGCCCGTCGTCACCACGTTGCCCTGGCCGTCCACCACGGCAACAGACGCCAGCGTGGGGTCCGTTGGCGTCCCGTCCGAGTAGACCGTGATTTCGAGCGAACCGGCCGCGCCCCGGAGGATGCGGCCAGCGCCCACGCGTTCGATGACTGCCATCGGTTACTCCGCGGCCTTGTCGGCGGTCCCCTTGCGAGCCTTGTTCTCGGCCGGTTTCTCAGCCTTCGAACCGGTCAGGCCGTACCGTTCGGCTTCCTCGTGCGAGAGTTCGCCGCCGATGCCGACGAGCAAGCGCCCACCGCTGGCCTCGGCCGGGTCTTCGGTGACCTTGCCATCGGCCGTGAGGTAGAGGCGCTTGTCGCTGACGTACAT